ACAAGGAACCCATTCAAGGGCGAATAAATTCTCAATAGTGGCTGTTTTGGCCACTTTAGTGTTCATATTTTAGGTACAGGCGTATCCATTTTGGGTACGCCTTTTTTGTGTCTATCCATAAGCGAGGATGTTTTTATAGCCAATCAGTGATAAGTCCAAGAGATCTGTGATTTGTCCAAGTTTTTTCGCGTTTGCACTTGACGTATGATAAAAGGTATGCTATTGGAGTAGTAGAAACTGATATCAGCAAGAGGCAAACAATGGCAAGTATTGAGGTTCCGCACCACCGGTTCCACGCATGGCTGATCGAATCTTCACTGTTCCTCACCCCCTGGCAAGAGGATAACCAATGTCATTTTGAGTACTACGATGGAGAGCAGTGGACAGACGCAGAGAAAGCCATCATTGAATCTAGAGGGCAGCAGGCCAGTGTGCTGAACGCCATTCGCCCTACCGTTGACATGATTATTGCGCTTGAAGCGCAACGTCGTACAGACATCCAGGTTATCGGGCGTGAGGCCAGTGATGACCAGATGGCTGATCTCCTGACTAAGCTCATCAAGCAAGTATACGACCAGAACGACTACAACTACCGCCAGGGCAAGATGTTTAGGGAAGGCATCGTCGGCGGGGCAGGTTGGATGGAGTTCTTCGTACACAAGGATGACGCTGAGCAAGATCAGATTGTATGTCGTAAACACAAGTGGGAGGAAATCTTTTGGGATCCGTACACCCGTGAACCGGACGCGTCGGACGCAAGGTACATCATTAGGCGTGTATGGATGGATCGTGACTCCGCTAGTGCCCTGCGGGGCAAAGATAAGATTGACCAAGTTGTTGACACCTCCCAGCGTACAGACATCGAAGAAGTGTACGAAGGGCAGGAAATGGAAGCTCAGATGAACTCTGACTCCTACCGATTCAACACCAAGGCCTGGGATAGCAAGTCACGACGCATTGCAGTAAACGATACTTGGTACAGAGATGCCAAGGGCAAGATCCGTAGAGTGGTCTGGAGTGGCAATGTATTCCTTGAGGGTGGCGAAAACGACGAGCAAAACGAAAGCCCATATCGAATGAACATGTACCCACTCGTTCCGTTTTTCGCCTCTCTTGATCAGAAGGGCAGGCCACAGGGTATCGTGAGTTGGGTTAAGGATATGCAGGACTCGTTGAACAAGAACTTCAGCAAGTGGCAGTGGGCCGTGGCCTCACGCCAGGTGATGTTTGAGGACGGTGCTGTAGAAGATCCTGAGGAACTTAGGCACGAAGTTGGTAAGCCTGACGGCGTGGTGCGTATTAATGACGGCATGATGGGCAAGGTTCAGATGATGGACGCTGCCAATAAGAACGAGTCAGTTCACTTGATGAACATGATGAACTTCCTGTTGCAGATGATTCAGCGTGTGTCAGGTGTTAACGATGCCCTTCTTGGTATCGGAGGCGTAAACGCCCGTAGCGCAGAGCAGGAGGCCTCACGCTCACTGTCAGGCGCACAGATGCAGACAAGCTTCTTGGAGAACCTGTACTTCAGCAAGAAGAAGTCGGCAGAGATTATCCTCAACCTTATGGGGCAGTTCTACACAGACAGGCGCGTAGTGCGTATTACCAGGCCTAACGGCGAGGTACAGCGCATGGTGATGAACGAGGAAGGGTTAGACGCTGCTAACCAACCCATTATTCAGAACCAGTTGCAGATGGATGATATCCTGCGCTACGACGTAGTAGTAGACCAGACACCGGCCTACAGCACAGTCAAACAACTTAAACTGAGATTCGTAACAGAGATGGCTAAGTCAGGAGCCCTCCCTGCACCGGTAGCATCGCGTATGCTTCTGGAACTTAGTGATATGCCTGACAAACATGAACTCATTCAGCAAACTGAGGAGTTCTACAAGCAACAAGCCGAGCTACAGGCACAAGAAGCCCAGGCTCAGGCTTAACAATGCTCTACCCTTAGCGAAGGGCAGCGAGGCAACTCTACCTGCCACAAGCAAAGGAGAGCGATAAAAGGAGGATGGTATGGAAGACGGCGTAACACTGGACTTCCTGGAGACAAACGACGGCGACGGAAACGAGGTACAGGCAGTAATGCCTGAGCCCACCGCTACGGAGCCCGAAGAGTCCACCCAGGAGACTGAGCCAGTCGAGGCTGAGCCCCAACCTGACAACACGGTAGCACAGGACGAGGAACCCTCTACCCCTGACACTGCCGAACAGGAGTCCGAGCCAGAACCTGAGGCAGAGGCGAAGGAGCCAGAGACTCAGGAACAGGAACCGGACATTAGTGAAAAACGCCGTAAGGACGCTGAGCGTGCTTACCAAAAGGAGCATCAAGCCAGGCTTGAGCTTGAGAAACGACTAGCGGAGATTGAGCTTGCCCAAAAGCAAGCCGCGCAGAACCTGGAAGACGAAGAGCTACGGGCCAAGATGGAAGAAGACCCGATTAAGTTCATTGTCGAACAGAACCGCAAGATCCGCGAGATGGAGGCGACTGCTGAACAAAAGGTGCAGCAGGCGTTGGCCAACGAGCGTTTCGCAAGGGAAGAGGCTGAGTTTGCCGAAAAACACCAGGACTACTTTGAAGTTGTCGAGGCTTTCCATCAGGACTTTGGCCTTGACGGCAGACTGCGTCCTAAGTGGGATGAGGCAGGTGGTACTCCTGAGGCCGCTTACAATCTTGCAAGGCAGGAGATGGCGGTTAAGCAGTTGCGCGAAGACCCTAAGGCGTTTGAAGAAAGAGTGATCGCACAAGCAATGGAACGGCTCCAGGCCCAGGGCGTAGTGCCCACGCAAGGCGCTAAGCCCACTAAGAGTACGTCACTTGGCGATGTCAGCAGTATGCCCCCTGGAGAGGAGGCGACTGACGACATGTATGCTGACGACGACTTAGGTGACTTTAGCTTCCTGCATAGGCCAGGGTTGTTCTAAAAGGATATAAGATGGCAGCATATACAAGAGCAACTGGAGATACCAAAAATCCGGTAACTCATGCAAGAGATCTGTTCCACGAAACCTTGCGCCTGACAAGCCTCGCTGGCTTCATGGGCAAAAAGGGTAGTGGCAAGCCGATTATTATGGACTCTCGCCTTCGCGGTAAAGCCGGTGACACGATCCGGTACGAGTTCATCCCCCATAACTACGCTGATGGTCTGTTTGGACAGGATGTTACCATTCTTGGTAACGAGTCCTCGTTCTCGTCCTACAGCCTCGACCTGACGATTGACGAAGTCAACCATGCCATGCGCAAGAAGGGTAAGATGACTGACCAGCGCATCATCTTCAGCGCACGCGAAGAGATGAAGCGTATGATCGTCAACCTCAAAGCCCAGTACAACGAAGACGCGCTTTTCCGTACCCTGACCGGTATCACGGCCACGGACGAGTCAGGCGCAGACAAGTTGGTCACTGACACCAATGACCGTGTGCAGGGTTCCTACCGTTGTTGGCGTGCAAGTGGAAGTAACGACGCTGCTGTCGTGACTGCCGCAAACTCCGACAACGTAGCCCTGGACAGTGCCCTGGCAAGTGCCGCGACTGACTTGATGAGCCCCCAGCTTATCGACGAAGCCGTGACCACGCTGTTGGGTCTGGATGCTGAGGATACCACGAACATCAGTTACCGCATGAAGCCGATTAAGGTTGGCCCGAACAACGAAGAATACTTCGTCCTGTTCTTGTCGCCTGTGGCTGCTAAAGACCTGCGGTACAACCCTGAGTGGCAGGCTCACTCCTACAGCCTGGCTGATCGTGGCCTGGGCGGTAAGGATGACCTTATCGGGCGTGGCGCACTCGGCGTTTGGAATAACGTCATCATCAAGCAGTCCCAGCATGTGCGGAAGTTCGCCTCGACGGCTGGTACTTTCAACTATGCTCGTAACTTGCTCCTGGGCGCAGACGCTATGGTTTGCGGTTGGGCACAGACGCTTATGTTCACGGAAGAGAAGATCGACCACAATCGTGAACTCTCCATGAACGGCAGTGAAATCCGTGGCGAAGTCAAGGTTTCCTTCCCTGGAAACGATGGCTCCACGCAGGTTGACATGGGTGTTGCTCAGTTGGTTTCCGTTGGATAAGGGAGGTCAATCATGGCAGTAAACAGAAGTGAAAACGTAAGGCCCATTGGGAACAGTAAGTGTGCCCCTAAGCAGGTTGTCTTTCACGCCACTATGGCGGCGACTGGCAAACTGACGGTCACGGCTGCTTCCATTGGCCTTAAGAATATCCGGTATTTGGTTGGTACTGCTGACAATGCCACAAGTGGCGTTGGCGAGATTGCATACACCACCACTGACCTCTCAAGCCCTGCGACATCTGTTGACCTTGAGGTCATCACTGACGCTAGTGCTTTGGTTAATGCCGGTCAGGCAACCTTCGTCGCTTACGGCGATGTTAACTAGGAGAAATAAGAAATGGCAGCAACGAATATTAGCACGAAGATTAAAGAGCGTGCTTCCAATGCTCGATACGAGCAGCCGTATGAAACACGGGTATATACCTTTGATTTCACTGATAGTGAGTTCACTGGTATCACAACGGTGGCTACCCATAATATCGCACCTATCGAAGAGGGCTGGGCTCTTATTGGTGGGTGTGGCATTGTCAGCACCGCTGTTACGTCTGGCGGAAGCGCTACGCTCACATTCCAAGTTGGATCTGACGCACTCACTGGTGCTATTCCAGTAGCTAATCTTGCAGCAGGCGATGTATTCCGTCTTCTGTTCGCTGAGAGCGCAAGCACGGAAACTAAAGCGCTGTACGCAGCCTCTGCTGCTGACACGCTTGATATGGCTGTTGGCACGGCAGCAGTAACGGCTGGGGTTATCACCCTGGTGTTGCATTATGTCGATATGACGACCATCCTTGCTTCTGGCAAGATTAAGCCGTGAGGCTAGTTAAGGGGGCTTCGGCCCCCTTCTTTTTTAACCTCTATGACATACAGGTTTGCATATGGCCACAATGGATGAAATCATTGCTGATGTCAGGACGCTCCTCCAAGACCCCGATGGCAACCGCTGGAGCGACACTGAGATTAGAGAATGGATTAACGATGGGCAGAGAGAGTATGTCGAGGACACGGGCGCTCTCCGCGCACAGGCCGTGATATCGGTTAAGGAGAACGAGGACGTATACACATGGCCTGAGGACTGCCTGCGTGTGTTGCGCATTGAGGATACTGAGGGCAAGGAGATCACGCCAACTAGTAGCGCCAAGCTTGAGGACCAGTACGGTGGCCGGTGGCGTGAGCAGGAGGGCGACCCCAAGGAATACTACAGCGACCTTGACGGGCCAGGGAGTTTTAGGTTTTACCCTAAGAGTGATCCTAGTTTTGAGGCTAGTGGGGTGGACTTCACTGGCAATATTATGTTGCTCAAGCCACTCTCAATTAGCACATATGAAGTTGTGTATGCATCCTCAAAGCTTGGCAGCAGAGTGTATGTACTTGGCGCTGACAACATTTTTGAGCTTGATGCATCTGACTTTTCAATTGTCTCAAAGACTGCGCACGGTGGGACTCTTGGCACAAGCCGTGGCCCGAACTTCATTAGAAAAGACCCTGCGAGTAATACAGTAGTTTGGAGCGATAACAAGGTTATCTACCGCACCCTTATCGGCGGTTCGACATCAACTCTAGTTAGTACGGCTACAGGAGAGGTCCTTTACATAAGCCCACTTGCCAAGTTGACATCTGCAAGCTACCTAATCTTCACACAAGATAGGGGCTCAGGCGTACAGTCTTGGTATGCAGACCTTGATGTCGGCCTTGGCAGTAAT